TGAAAAACATACTCTTTCCCTTACCGGCTTTTAACTTCTTATATGGGAGTCCAGGAGATGTAGACATGTTCATTCGCTCGCAATATGGAAATTTACTATCACCATTAATTGCCACATATTCACTAACAACACCCATACGAAAGCCATTCAATGCATCAACATTATCAAATGCATCTTGCAACAGAACAGATTTGACAGATGGGTTAATAGGCTGTGTTGTATGGAAAAATCTCGAAATAACCTCTGGATAATCTCTTTTATTCATATCGACAGGGTGAGTAATTGGTGCGGTAATTGCGCCCTGAATAACTGAAGGCTTAATTTCTGTTTTTGTAGTTGGATATACAGCTGAACCAGCAGGAACTGAGCCATAATAAGTGTAATTGCCCTCAGGTAGTATAATTGCAGGATCATCATCACAAGTTGTAATCTTAGCTTGCGGCTGAACACGTGGTACAAATTGTTTAAGAGACTCGCTAGATACAAGTTCACAATAGCCATGGTGCCTATTGCGGTCGCCAGCCACATGTAAGCCCAAAATCTTACCTCTAACTTTAGTATTATACAAAACTATAATTGACCCACAATCACCACTAGTTGTTATAGCATCATACTGGAATCCTTTATAAAGAGTATATGGTTCCAAGACACCTGCAACATTATACTTTTGCTGGGTTATAGGATTAACATTAATCAGTTGTCTCTCAAATGAAAAATCAGAGAACTTATTAATACTAGCCTCACACCAGTTAGGAATGGCTGTTAATTCATTGTCAGCAATAAAATGTTGCCTAATGTCTTTAAAAGCTCTAACCTGTAAAGTACACTCATAAATACAACAATCTTTTCGTGAGCCATCTTTTGCAAACAACTGAGTTAGTCTTTTAACCTCGAACATCTGTTCAAAAACAGCTTGATCTGTAGTCAAAACCATTCGTGAATTGGGCTCAACAATATTACCATCAGGAGCCACAAATAAATGGTATGGAAACAAAACATAACGACCTCC